CAAAAGGCGCCGACAGTACTAGCCCAGTAGGCGGTACAGCGGACGTCATGGAATCATATCTTCAAAGTTTGAAACGAGCAGGATATAACTTATGACATTAGCCGAAGCCGCAAAGGTAGCATTTGCAAGCGAATTTAGTTTTTACTTAAAATCGCATAACTTTCATTGGAACGTGGAAGGTATAAACTTTCAACAGTACCACCAACTATTTGGCGCTATTTACGAAGAAGTATATGGTAGTATTGACGACTTTGCAGAAAAGATTCGTGCCATCGGTAGTTATGTTCCAGCTAGTTACACACGTTTCAGCTACCTAAGCGAAATCGGTGACGAAGTGGAAGTATTACAGCCGACCGAAATGTTGCAAGAACTATTCAGTGACAATGACAAAATGTTGGTGGTTCTTAAAATGGCTTACGATCTTGCCGAGCAAGCTGGCGAACATGGTTTTAGCAACTTCCTAGCTGAACGTATGGATGCACACCGTAAACACGGTTGGATGCTACGTGCCAGTTTAAAATGACACGAGACCGATTAGATCACTATCTATTATTGCTTGCCAAAGCGGTAGTTAAAGGCCAACAGCGTGACCCCGAGCGTTATGGTATGGTGGCAGCCGCTGTGCTGACTCCTGCAGGCCAATGCGTTGCTAGATTAAATTATGCCAAAGGCGATTCGCGTGTACACGCAGAACGTGCGGCTATAGAAGCCTATACACAACAACACGGCGATATCCCCGAAGGCAGTATTATTGTCACAACATTAAGTCCTTGTAATGAAGAAATGGGCGATAGGTTTGGGGACAGTTGCACTGATTTAATTGACAAAGTTGGTATAACTCATGTATACTATGGCTATCAAGATCCAACACAACTCAATACACACAACGAATTCAAGACCGTGGAAACCAACAACAGCGATATCAAAGATATTTGTAAAGCGTTGGCAGATACTTTCTTAACCTAACACACTACCTTAGGACCTTTGGGTTACTAGTGTGTGGCGGCTGCTGCCAGTTCCAAATAATACGCCATTCTTTGGACAAAGTGAGCATTTACACTTTCAACTAATTCATCTATAATCAATCTATGAATATAACATGGGCCCTGGTTACTCCGTCTAAGCGATTGGTAATCACAGATTCTTCATACCGCAAACTCAAGATCATACAGATGCTGGTGGCACGCCATGTAATGCTTGACGTTGTGTCATGGGCAAATCATCCAACAGTTAATGAAACTGAATCGGAACTACACAGTAAAATTAAATTCATTAAAGATGTTATTGACGCCGAGGATCGTAACATTGCCAATCTCTATGTTGATCGAAATAACGACGGTTTAAAAAATACACTAAGTTCAGTTAAGGAATTTTATTCGTTGGTGTATCCCGAAGATACTGCTATACAAGACTTAGTTGAACTTGAATTAACAGAAATTGATTCATGGAAGTCTGCCCCAGTCCAGCACAAGTCGTTTGTTGTACAGGCTTTACACAAAATAGATTATCAATCAGATCTGGATGCTGTTAAAACTTCATTTAGACAACTAATTAAAAATCCACCGCACGACGACTACTATGTTTACGAAGCATTAAATAATTCCTTAGTCGCATTTTTAAATACACAAGATGAACTACACTGAAATACTACAAAACAGTAGGGTTGTAAATGTACGCATGGTTCCGATACAAAATAAGTTTGGCAGATATTGGAATACCACAAGATATGCTGTACCTGCTGTGACTGATTTAAAGGCTAGAACTGGACGCTTTAACACTCCGTGGAACACTGAACTAGACCCACTGTTTAAATTGCCCGAGCTACGATTTATTCCTGATCGACTCAGTGATATCATGGACGAACGTGCTATTGAACTGAATGCTATTGCTAAATCTACCAATCGTAAAATTATGATTATGTGGAGTGGTGGCATTGATAGTACTGCTGTTCTAACTTCATTTATTAAAAATCTGTCAACGCAGGATTTGGAAAATGTAACTGTAGTGCTAAGTGGCGAAAGTATTATTGAGAATCCCGTGTACTTCGAAAAGTACATACATAATAAAATTAAATTTATACCCTATCTCAAATACTGCTTAGATAGAACTACATTAGATACTTGTATTAACTTAAACGGTGACCCAGCTGACGCACTCTTTGGGCCAAGTTTTTCTATGTATCGTCAATACGTACACGATGGCACTCACTTAAAGCCTTTTAGATTTAACACACGTTTAATCTCGGAACCAATTCTAAGATATGGCGAACCTTTTATTAAAAAGTTTATGTGCCCTGGATTTGATACTTGGTACGTGCAAAAGATTACAAAGAATCTACTAGAAGTAGCACCCGAAGGTGTTGAAACAATCTCCGACTGGTGGTGGTGGCACTACGTTAACTTTAAATGGGAATTTAGTATTTGGCGTTCACTGCTTCGTCGCAAAGCATTGTCCGCAGAAGCAGAATCCTTTACAAGAGAGCAAATTGAATTCTTTGTTAAAACTACGTTTTATAACACAGAGCGTTTTCAATTATGGAGCTACAGCAACTTGAGAAATCACATCTCAGGAAATGATGCAAGTTCACATAAAAGAGAAATTAAAAACTATATTTGTGAATTTGACAGCAATACTGTGTATCGAGATCAAAAGACCAAAGTAATGTCTATTCCCATATACGACCATAGTTTTTATTACGATGTTCGCAAGCCTTTCTTAATTGGCAATGATTGGATCGGCTATCATGACAATGAGCACCCAGAGCTAGTTGAGATTTGTCGGCAACATTTAGAAGATTTTAGAGGTTGATTTTTTCAACAAACTTTTGTACAATACATTTTTAGGAGTTATATATGACTGATTACAATCGTAGTTTCAATGGCGATGCCAAAATTAAATTAACACAACTGATCAATGAAGGCATGCGAGTCATGCAAGAAGTTGAGGACCTTAATACCGGACTTAACGAAACGATCAAAGCCATTGGTGAAGAACTGGAAATCAAACCAGCTACACTAAAGAAAGCCATTCGTATTGCACATAAAGCACGCCTAGGCGAAACTAATCGCGACCACGATGAGCTGAATACAATTTTAGAAACAGTTGGTAAAACTCTCTAATGAATGAACATATATCGAATGTTTGGGAATGGATACGTGAAGACTTCAAAAGTAATAGACTACGTTTTTTACTTGAGGTCTGCGCTTGGATTGTTAGTGTTGGTTGCGCTCTCACTATGGCCATTACCGTGCCAAATCCTCCCCTTAAGTACTTGTATATCCCATGGGTTGCCAGTACTGCTACTTACGCTGGGTGTGCTTATAGTCGGGGTTCCTTTGGTATGCTGGCTAATTATATCCTGCTGTTCCTCATTGATTTCACAGCGTTGATTCGCTGGTGGGCATAAGTATATTATAGTCTCGCCGGACTTGAAACGGCATGTAGAGTGAGTGTAAGCTCGAAATTACACAAGGAGAATTATGAGTTACGTTGACGCTCTTTATGATAGAGCAAAAGATCGTATACACGTTGTGGAACGTGTAAACGGACAGCGGGTATACCGAGACTACCCGGCTGATTATATTTTTTATTATGACGACCCTCGGGGCAAGTTCCGCACTATCTACGGCACGCCAGTCAGTCGTTTCAGTAGTCGCAATAACAAAGAGTTTCAAAAAGAAATTCGCATAAACAGCAACAAGCGTTTATGGGAAAGTGATATCAATCCCATCTTCCGTTGCCTTGAAGCCAACTACTTGGGCGCGACCAGTCCTCGACTACAAACAGCGTTTTTTGACATTGAGGTAGACTTCCACCCAGAAAAAGGCTACAGCAAGCCCGAAGATCCATTTAACGCAATTACAGCATTTTCAGTTTACTTAGACTGGTTAGATAAACTAGTCACACTGGTAGTACCGCCCAAGACCTACTCATGGGAGACTGCTGAAGAAATCTGTAAGCAGTACGAGAATTGTTATTTGTTTGAGCGTGAAGAAGATATGATCAATACCTTCTTGGATTTGATCGAAGACGCGGACATTTTAACTGGATGGAACAGTGAAGGATTTGATATTCCTTACACCATTATGCGTACCATGAAGGTACTAAGCCGCGATGATACTCGTAGATTGTGTCTTTGGGGACAACCACCAAAGCAACGTGAGTTTGAACGTTTTGGTGCTAAGAATATTACATTTGACTTGATAGGTCGTGTCCATATGGACTATATGCAACTATACCGCAAGTACACTTATGAAGAACGTCACAGTTATAGTTTGGACGCCATTGGCGAATACGAACTAGATGAACGTAAAGTTGCTTATGAAGGCACACTGGATCAACTTTACAACAAGGACTTTCCCAAGTTCATCGACTATAATAGACAAGATACCATGTTGATTGCTAAACTAGACAAGAAGTTGCGCTTCTTGGATTTAGCAAACGAACTTGCTCATGATAATACTGTACTGTTGGCAACCACAATGGGTGCGGTTGCAGTTACAGAACAGGCTATTATCAATGAAGCACATCAACGTGGTATGATTGTACCAAATAGGAAAGGACGTGATGAAGAAAATACACAAGCCGCAGGTGCCTACGTTGCTTACCCCAAGAGAGGGGTTCACGAATACATCGGTGCCATCGACATTAATTCGCTCTATCCCTCGGCTATTCGTGCCCTTAACATGGGCCCAGAAACCATCGTCGGGCAACTCCGGCCAGTGATAACCGACCAATACATCAAAGAAAAGATGGACGCAGGAGCCAGTTTCGCTGATGCATGGGAAGGTGTGTTTGGTAGTTTAGAATATCAAGCAGTGATGGAAGGACAGCGAGGCACTGAAATTATTGTTGACTGGGAAGATGGCACTAATACTACACATACAGCAGCAGAGGTTTGGAGTATAGTATTTGAAGGCAATCAACCATGGACACTGAGTGCCAATGGTACAATATTTAAATATGATATGAAGGGTATTATTCCTGGACTGTTAGAAAGGTGGTATGCAGAACGTAAAGAAATGCAAGCTAAAAAGAAGACCGCAACGACTGCTGAAGACACAGCGTTCTGGGACAAAAGGCAACTCGTTAAAAAGATTAAACTCAATAGCCTTTACGGGGCGATCCTTAACGCCGGCTGCCGGTTCTTTGATCAACGCATTGGCCAGAGTACAACGCTCACTGGGCGCATCATCGCCAAGCACATGGACTCCTTCGTCAACGAGGCGATTACAGGCGACTATGATCACGTTGGTTCAAGCATTATCTACGGTGACACAGACTCTGCATACTTCAGTGCCTACAATGTACTAAAGAAAGAGATCGAGAAGGGAGAAATTCCTTGGACTAAAGATACAGTTGTTCAACTGTATGATACCATTGCCGAAGAAGTTAATAGTACCT